GGGGAAAGGGGGGCTTTCCTAAAAATCATAGTTGCCTAGATATAACTATATAATATATAATATATATATGATCAATATAATAGAAAACTTTATCTCTGATAATGAAGCAGATATTTTAGTCAACTGCTTTAGAAAGCATAAATATATTGAATTTGGAGATAATAAGTTTTTCCATTGGACGTATCCAAATGACGAATATATAGAAGTTGAAGATAAAATTGTCGACATTTTAAATAAGCTACAATCAATTTTTCAAAAAGAATATAATCCTGCTAATCTGCATCTAAAAAGAGCAGTATGTCAAACATTTGCACAAGGTGCAAATCTTATGCTCCATTCTGATGAAAAATTAGCAACTCTTGAAGATGGATATGAACAAAAGGCATACTCAGCTATTTTATTTTTAAATGATGATTATTTGGGCGGGGAGATAGAATTTCCTTTGCACAATTTATCCCTAAAACCCAATAAGGGTTCAATGATCTATTTTGAAGGTAATCAAGATAACCTACATAAGGTAAAAACTGTGCTTGGAGGAGAAAGGACAAATATTGTTATATTCTTCAGGGCCAATGTTAAATAAAATCTATAAGGGACTTCTTATATTCTCATGGATTTGTATTGTGGCCTATATTGGTTATTTATATATTGTGTAGTATGAAAATGGTCTCTTCTACTTCCGCCGCACTTTTTTCGCACTAATTCACTTTATATAGTACAATATGTATGTATGAAGGCTGAAAAAACTTCTATAGCAAAGCAGAAGGCCGCTCTTTATAAGTACCTAAGGGACAAGAAGGAGCAGAATCCGTGTGCTGACTGTGGAATCAGCTATCCGTATTACGTAATGGACTTTGATCACGTCAGGGGCCAAAAGCAAAAAAACGTTATGGAGTTAGTCCCAAGTTTATCTAAAAAGAAAATAGATGACGAACTAGCAAAATGCGAAATTGTGTGTTCAAATTGTCATAGAATAAGGACACATTTAAGAAAAGAAAAGAAAGCGGGTTAGAGTGTCGATACCTTCCCTTGAGAATCGGCTTCTAAGGGGGTTTATAGAATTTAACACCTCCCCATCCTCACTTGGGTCCCCAAACGAGGTTCACCTAGCTGAAATCGCCGTACAGGCGTTTGTAGAACATTTAGAATTTACATTAAAAGAAAATTGTTTGAACGCTGCCGAAAATGACGGAGTGTGTGATTTATTATTTAAACATGAAGATTGTGTAATACTGCACAAGATGCTTTTTGAGCTTACTCTGGAAGAGAGGTATAATGGATATTCCAATTATTGATGAGCGTACTAGATTAATTAATAAAAGATATTTTTTAGATAGGGGCTTTGAGCAATTAAACCAGGAAGCTTTCATATATAGAAATTTTTTAACTGAATCTGAATGTGACGAGATAGTAGAAGAAGTAAAATCTACGCAAGAGTATAAAGATGGAAAGCCATTTATTTATATAAATTCAATCAAAAAATATAGAGATAGAATTAAAAATCTTTTAGATATAGATAACCCTCTGCTATCAGATGATGTGGATCATGTTATTGTTAGGTGGAGGGGCCACAGAGACTTCCCACATTGTGATGTTTTAAGACACGTTCATGACTTTATAGAAAATTGGTCATGGGACGAAACAGGTGTACATACAAGAAAGATGCCTCTTCATTATTCTGCTTTCATAATGTATTTTAACGATGATTTTGAAGGTGGAGAACTGGTGTATCCAGAATATAAATTTACATATAAGCCAAAAAGGGGGGATATCGTATTTCACAATATAGAGATAATTCATGCTGTAAATGAGATATTGTCCGATAAAGAAAGAATTTCATTCCAGGGCTCCATTGCTTATTACAGATGGATGGATCCAAAAGTTGTAGATGGAATATTTAAAAAGATTGAAGATAATGGATATGATGGTGGCAGCAATGACTTCTTTATTCATCAAAAGCCGATCAGAAACCCAAGACTTTTAAAGTTTGCACAGGATAATGCAGAATTTTTAGATGATTGGCATCCTAAGAGCGAAAAGGTATTTAGACTAGAATACTAAAGTTTTCTAATAAGTTTGCCATCAACAGCTACTGGCTCAGGCATAATTTTCGGAACTTCTTCTTTTTCCATATCACTAAAGAATTTATCAGCGATATCATCACCCTTCAATCCAGAATCTTGGATTGCTTTAATTATATCGCTTGAAAATTGTGGATTCGCAATAAGAGGTCTGGCCCATAAAGTTAGTTGTTCTGGAGTTCTCTCAGCAATTTGTTTTACGTATTCTTCAGTTCCATAATTGTGGAATGTTCCAGGGTTATCAACTGCCTGTAATGAAAAATTAGAAAAGGCGTATCTAGTTCCAGATGTTACTTCTCTAACTCCATGATTATATGGCCAAAATGCGGAGTGAATTACTACGTCTCCCTTTTCTGGCTTGTATTCAAAACACTCTTCCTCTGATCCATAATCTTGACTTCCAGGTGCTTTAGGAAAAGAATCAGGTCTTATATTTGGATAAAATACTTCTCCGCCTTCCCAATCTCCAAAATATGCAACAACACCAAAATCAATTACGCAGCATGTCTGCCATACGTCTGGTTGCGAAAGTCTATGACATGCACCCTTGCCTGGAGAATCAGAGTGAATAAACATTCCTCCATCACCAGGACGCAGTGTTAATAAATTTCTAGATGGGTGTATTACATATTCTGGCCCAAGAAGCTCTGACATAAATTCCCATACATCATGAAGTCCATCTGGCGAAGGGCTAACCTTTTCGGCGTACCAATCAATTAATGTTTCTTCATATCTAAATTCTTCTTTGCTAGCTGAGTTTAATTGAGATTCAATTTTTTCAACTAGATGTTGGGGGATTATATTTTTAAATACAAAAATACCGCTTTGAGAACCCCAATCGTCTACCCACTCTGATAGTCTTATACAATCTGGTCTGTCATAAAACATTATTTATCATCCTTTTCGTCTTTATCTTTTTTTGTAAACCATTTCATAAAAAATGCTTCTATCTTTTGCTCTACCTTGGCTTCGTGAGTTTCTTGATAATGGTTTGACTGAAAGTACGGTGAGAAAAAACTTCTTTTAAAATAATCCCTACTCAAGGCTGCTCCCAAATTTCTTCTTTTTCCATATTATCAAGTACACTAACAATTTCATATGCCGCCTGCCAACTCTTAGCAACAGTAAAGTCAGGGCTGATCATTCTAATGGTTTCAGCCACTTTCTCTACTCTTTTATTTACCTGCATATAATATATTATACCACTATAAAATAAATAACCCCCTATTAGAGGCGGATCCAATAGGGGGTTACGCACCTAAGTGCGATGTAAGGAGCTAAAGCTACGACTTACATATAGTATTTTAAAATATTTTAAACAAAAAGTCAATAGATTACTTTAATAAATTATTGACTTTCATAGCGTCATAAACCAATGTTAAAAGATGCTGAATTGCTGCATGGCCTTCTGAAATTTTTTGTTCTATCTCTTCTTTAGGCATTCCAGCTGTTTCTGCGAGAGCACGATTTCCCTCAGTAAACTGATCTTGCATTAATTTGATTGCTTCATCTCTATTCATCATTATCCTCATTTGAAGTGTATGCAGGGGCTGGCCCCAAAAGGAACCCCTGGTTATGGTATTCAACCATTTTTGCTACATTTTCTTTATCTGCATCATCTTTAGCTAATAAATTAGCTACTAATGTCAATACATCATAAATTCTATGTAACATAATATAATTCACCATAGGTAAATTATCTTCTAATGCCTGAGTATCTTTTTCAGTCATTAATTTCAGTTACCTTAATATCATTAATTACATCTTCTAAAGTTGAACCATTTTCTCGGTGGTATTTCAAGAATCCTAAAAATACCGCAACAGAATTGCATGCCATAGCATCCGCATTCATATGTATGCAAGGGATTACTTTAGAAACTTTCTTAACCAATTCCTGATCAAGATCAATTTTTTGTTTGCCCATTTATTATTTCATCGACTTTCTTTACCATGTCGGCATAAAGAGATATCCCAACTATTTTAGTATAATCACAAGATAAACAGTATAGCACAATACTCTCATTAACATCTACATTGCAAAAAAGGATGCCCTGGTCCATAGGACAATACATCTTCTGAACCAGGCCATCCTCTGCAAGGGCCAGGTATTTGGATACATATTGTACCCTCATCCCATCTCCTTAATTGTTTGGAAACTTAGGGAGCCATTCCCTAGCTGAAGCATTTAAGCCTTTCCATGATGACCAATCTTGTCCGCCACCAGTCATATAATACGTTATCTCTGCATTGATTACTGGGTCAAATAAAAGTACATTTGACCTCAATTGAAATTTTTCTTTACGATCTATGCCAAGATTTCCTAACATATTGATCTGAAAAATCCCATAGGAACTGTCTCCAGTATTCCTGTTGCCGTTATATGCCATAGGTCGTCCATTGGACTCTCTCATAGCAATGGCCCAAGCCGTTTTAAGGGCTTTTCCTTCGAACCCAACTGACTGTAGTAGTTTTTTTAGTTCTACTCCAGAAAGTGAATCTGAAGGCTTGTATACAGTATTGCTGAACCTCTCTAGGGTTTCTTTTTTCAGTTGTGCACTCATTTTCACTGGTTCAACTTTTGCGGTAAGATTTGCATCTTTTTGCAATGTTGTTTCAGTTATTAAAGCATTTGCACCAGATAAGCTATTAGTATTTCCAGTAAATAGAAAAGCTATAGCCAATCCAATTGCTGTCCAGTGATTTGCAACATCACTCAACTTTGTTTTTATATTCTCCATTGGCATTTCCTCCTTTAGAGATAACGAGTTATAATCATAACATTATATATATAAATATGTCAAGCCAGTCAACTAAAAAAAATAATTATTGGGCTTCACATCTTAAAAACTTTTTGGTAGAATGGTACTCTTACTAATAATTAATTAGCTTTAGGGCGGAAAGAGGAATAAATGAAAACTATAGAAAATCCATACGAAAACTTTATTGCATTGTCAAGATATGCTAGATGGATTCCAGAAGAAAATCGTAGAGAAAGCTGGGGAGAAACAGTAGATAGATATTTTAGTTTTATGATTGATCATTTGTCAGAAAAATTTAATTATGTCCCAGATGAAAAATTAGTAAATGAATTAAAAGAATTTGTATACAATAGAAATGTAATGCCCTCAATGAGAGCAGTAATGACTGCAGGCGCTGCTCTTGACAGAGACCATGTTGCAGGTTATAACTGCTCATTTGTTCCAGTAGATTCTCCAAGATCGTTTGATGAGACAATGTATATTTTAATGTGTGGAACTGGAGTTGGATTTTCTGTAGAATATAAGTACATTAATAAACTGCCTGCCGTTCCAGAAACACTTGAAAAATCAGATACTGTAATTGTTGTAGAAGACTCAAAACAAGGATGGGCAAAGGCGTACCGTGAACTTCTTGCGTTACTTTGGACTGGACACATTCCAGCGATTGACGTTTCAAAAGTTAGACCTGCTGGAGCACGTCTTAAAACTATGGGTGGTAGATCTTCTGGACCGCAGCCACTCGTAAATCTTTTTGATTTTACAATTGCAAAGTTTAAGAATGCAATTGGAAGACAGCTAAAGCCAATTGAGGCTCACGATATTATGTGCAAGATTGGTGAAGTTGTAGTTGTCGGCGGTGTAAGGCGTTCCGCAATGATTTCTCTTTCAAACATTAATGACATTGAAATGGCAGCTGCAAAATCTGGTAATTGGTGGGAAAATAATACTCAACGTTCACTTTCAAATAATTCAGTCGCTTATTCTCGTAAACCAGGAATGGAACAGTTTATAGCAGAGTGGAAAAATTTATATGATTCAAAATCTGGTGAACGTGGTATCTACAATGTTGCAGCAGCGCAGGCACAGGCAGCTAAATATGGTCGTAGAGACCCAGAAATCCATTATGGAACTAACCCTTGTTCTGAAATCATTCTTCGCCCATATCAATTTTGCAATCTTTCAGAAGTCGTAATACGTGAAAAAGACACAAAAAAAGATATTGAGAATAAAGTAAGATTAGCATCTATTCTTGGAACATGGCAATCCACGCTTACAGATTTTAAGTATATTCGTAAAATTTGGAAAGACAATACAGAGGAGGAGCGGCTACTTGGTGTGTCACTAACTGGACAATTTGGACATAAGTTCATGTCTGGCAAAGAGGACATCGTTTCCTTAGAAGCATTTTTAATGACACTAAGAGAGTCAGCAAGAGAAGCAAATAAGTCTGAGGCTGAAAAAATTGGTATATCTGAATCCGCAGCTATTACATGTGTTAAGCCTTCAGGTACAGTGTCACAACTAGTTGGAGTTTCTTCTGGAATGCATCCATGGCATTCACCATACTATATTCGTACAGTTCGTGGATCAAAGAACGACCCTATTTCAATATTTTTAAAAGAAGTTGGAATTCCAGTTGAAGATGACGTAATGAAGCCAAATGAAACTTATGTATTTTCATTTCCAGTAAAAGCACCAGAAGGCGCTATTATAAGAAATGATTTAACAGCTATTGATCATTTAAATATTTGGCTAGTCTATCAACGTGCTTGGTGCGAACATAAACCATCAATTACTGTATCAGTAAAAGAAGATGAATGGATGGAAGTAGGTGCTTGGGTGTATAAGCATTTTGATGAGGTATCAGGAATTTCATTCCTACCGCATTCGGATCATTCATATAAGCAAGCTCCATACCAAGAGGTTTCTAAAGAAGAGTATGAAGACCTTTTATCCAAGATGCCAAGCAGTATTCGTTGGGAAGATTTATCATTTTATGAGACAGAAGACGGAACATCTATCAACGCCACCCTTGCGTGTAGTTCAGATGGCAATTGTGAATTGGTAGACATTTCCGCCTAAAAGGTATATAATAAAGATTGGGCTAACCGCCCAAAATTCCTGGGCACAAGGCCCAGAAATAGGAGGATCTTAATGAATCAAGATCTAAACAATGATGGAAAGGTAACAATGCAAGAGAAAATTCTAGCAGCGTTAGCAAGCTATGGTCGTCACTTTTTAGGTGCCGCTATTGCCCTATACATGACTGGCAACACGAACCCAGGAGACTTGGTAAAAGGCGGAATTGCAGCCTGCCTACCAGTTATTCTTAAGGCACTAAATCCTAACGAAAGCTCGTTCGGTTTTACAAAGAAGTAATATAATTTAATAGTCGATTAGGAATACTCCTATGCTAGAATAAGTGTAGGAGTTTTCCTATTTAAGGAGATTTTTGCAAATGGCAGTACAAAAAAATTGGGAAGTAGATCAGAATGCTACTTTTACTTTTGAGGTTCAATATACCGAAGAAGATGAAGTAACCCCTATCGACTTAACTGGTGCTACAGCTAAAATGCAAGTCCGCGACACAAAAGGCGGAAGCAAGTTAGCATTTACATTAACATCACCATCTGGTGGTATTACAATTGACGAGCCTAATGGCAAATTAACAATTAAAGTTACTCCTACTCAAACAAATAAAATGTTTTATCCTAAATCATCTTACGATATCATGGTTGTTGACTCAAATGGAAACAAAATGAAATTAGTAGAAGGATTTATGACTCTGAGTAGGAGTGTGACTATTTGATGTCTAATGTTATTAAAATACTTGAGCAAAAAAATAAAGTAGTTATATCTTCTCCTGGTTCACAAGGACCAAGAGGTAAAACTATACTCAACGGCATTGGTGCCCCAGCAAATAATTTTGGACTTGAAGGCGACTTCTACTTTGATAAAAATACAACAATGTTTTATGGACCAAAACTTTCAGACCTTACCTGGTCTGGTGCAAATCAATTTATACTAGATAAAGAAGTATCACATACAACCACATGGGAATTGGCACAAGTTTCTGGACCAGTAAATGGAGTTTATTCAGTATCAATAACTCATAATCTAGGTTATCAACCAAATGTTACAATCAAATCAAGTTCTGGTGACATAGTTGAAACTGGCATTGATTATGATAATTTAAATATATTAACATTGACAATGGCACAGCCTTTTTCTGGCACCGCCTATTTGTCGTAAGGAGAAAAAATGTCAAGAAAATTTGTAGTAAGTTTAGATCTAAACAAGAATGAACTTCTCAATGCAAGAATTCAAAATCTTGCTTCTGCACCATCGTCGCCTGTTTCTGGCCAAATATATTTTGATACTGGCGACAACACACTTTATTTTTGGAATGGCACTGAGTGGATTCCAACATCTGGATCCCAAGAGGTTATTCAAGATCTTATAGGTTCATCAATAAATGGCGGAACTGGTTTAACAGCGTCATATGATGATAATTCTGGAACAACAACGATTGATCTAGATGATACAGCAGTTAATCCAGGATCTTATGGATCTTCAAATTCAATACCAGTAATTTCAGTAGATCAGCAAGGTAGATTAACTAGCGCTTCGGAAACTACTGTAAGCGTAGCTCTTGGAACAGAAACAACTGGCGACTATGTAGCTTCTATTTCTGGAACAGCCAATGAAATTGAAGTTGTTGGATCTGGAGAATCTGCGGTAGTAACAATTGGATTACCAGACGATGTTGAAATCACTGGTGATTTGCAAGTTGGTGGAAACCTAAACGTTATTGGAAGCATTAATGCTGTTAATACAACAGAAATTAATATTGAAGATAATAAGGTAGTTTTAAATAGCAATGCTACTGGTGCTCCAACAGTTAATGCTGGAATTAAGGTAGAGCGCGGGGATGAATCAGATGTTGAGATTCTATGGAATGAGTCTGATAATCAGTGGACATTAACAAATGATGGAACAAATTATCATTCTATTACAAGAAAGTATTCTGAAACACTTAATTCATCAGCAACAAGTTATGCTGTAGAGCATAATCTTGGAACAAAAGATATTACAGTTTCTGTTTATGAAACAGCTTCGCCTTATTCAGTTGTAACAACAGATATTGAGCATACATCAAATTCAGTAGTTACAATAAAATTTGCTGCTGCTCCATCATCTGGAGAGTATAGAGTTGTAGTAGTAGGCTAACATGTCAAGAAAATTTAAGTCTTTACTGAACTTAACAACACTTTCTTCAGATCCTTCTGGGTCTGAAGGAGATGTGTTTTTTAATACAACAGAAAAGGCTTTAAAGGTACATAATGGAACAACCTGGGTTAATATAGCAAAAAGTGATGATCCTACTCCTTTTTACATGCATACACATACATATGACGGAGATGTGCATACGATTGATATTACTAACCCAGTAACATTTACAGAAACTAACGTTGAAAACAATACAGCAGTTATTCTTCCTTTAGTTTCGTCTTTTGATGGCGGAGGGCCATCAGATGATGTAAATAATCCATCCAGTTCTGATTTAACGCTATTAGATGGCGGCGGACCAGAATAAAATAATTTTTCTAAATTATAATTAAATACTTGGTATAATTGCATTAACACTTAAAAGGAGGAAATATGGCAACTAATTTCCCGTCATCATTAGATGACTTAAGTAATCCACAGAGTACAGAAAGTCTTTCTGGACATGCCGCGCTTCATTCAAACGTCAATGACGCACTTGAAGCAATGCAGTCTAAAATTGGTATTAACAATTCAGACGATACTGATTCTTTAGATTATAAAGTAACAAGTTTAAATGCCTCAGTAGATTCTATAAATGAGAGTCTGTCCAATCTCGGAAACAGTACAGATTCTATAGTAGAGCTATTAGGCCTAGAAGGTAACAATGATTTAATTGTTACAGGTATTGAAAACAAAACAGCAGTTGATTCATTTTCGATTAACGCCTGGAGAACGGTTTATTATAACCTTCAAATAGCCAGGGGTCTAGAATTTTACTCAACAAGAATAACACTGCTATTCGATGGATCTAACATAAACATATCCGAATCAGACATTGTCTCAAACACAAATAATAGCTTAGCAGACATAACATTTGAAGAAAATTCAGGTATAATTAGTTTGTGTGTAACCCCAATTACGACAGAAGTTACAGCAAGATACATTAGAACAGCAATAAAGCAGTAAAAGGAGGTTGTCAGAGTGGCAACAGTAAACAAAAATTTCAGAATAAAAACAGGTCTTGTAGTTGAAGGTGCTACAGCTACCGTTAATGGCGAAGATGTCTTAACCAAGGCAGCAGCCGATCAATCATACATAGTCAACCTTATAGGTGGAACTGCAACCTCTGCTAATACGGCTAATACAGTTGTAAAGCGCGATTCAAACGGCGATTTTGCAGCAGGCACTATTACAGCAAATATTACAGGTCAAGTATCAGATATTTCAAATCATGATACTGGAGATTTAGCTGAAGGTTCAAACCTTTATTTTACAAATGCTCGTGCTCAAGCAGCAGTTGCTGGAGATATCGCAGCGGCTCAGTCAGCAGCAGAAGCATTTGCAACAAGCGCAGATAATGCACTTTATGGAACCGTAACTACAGATATTTCAACAGCTTTATCTACAGCAAATTCAAATGCACAAGGATATGCAAATACTGCAGAATCTAATGCTATTTCAACAGCATCAGCAGATGCTACATCTAAGGCAAATACCGCAGAACAAAATGCTAAGGATTACGCAGACGGTCTTGCATCAAACTATGATGCAGCAGGTTCAGCAGCAACAGCTGAGTCAAATGCAAATGATTACACAGATGCAGCAATTACCACTGAAGTTACAGCTCGTAATTCAGCAATTGCAACTGCTAAATCAGAAGCAATTTCAGATGCTAACAGCTATACAGATACAGCAGTAGCAAATCTGGTAGATGGAGCACCAGCCCTTCTCGATACACTCAATGAATTGGCTGCAGCAATTGCAGACAATCCAAATTATGCAACAGATGTTGCTAACTTAGTTGCATCAAAGGCTGACACTACTTATGTAGACTCAGAAATCTCAGATCTTGATACAGCGGCACAAGGCTATGCATCAGCAGCACAGGCTGCAGCAGAGGCCACAGCTCAAGCAGCCCTCGACGATGTTCTCGACTCCACAACACCATTTGAGTCATTAAATATAAACGATGTCGCAAAGCAGGTGGCAGCAAGAGTAACTTCCTTAGGTTCAGTTGCAGTAACAGCTTATCAATTTAACAAGTCAACATTTAAATCAGGAAAGTTTTTGGTAAAAATTGATAACGGAACACATAATGAGGTTTCAGAGGTTCTAGTAACACTTGATTCATCAAATAACGTTGCAATTACAGAATATGCAATTGTTGGAACAAATGGCTCAAGAGGAACAATTACAGCAGATACAGATTCAACACACTGCAGAATTAGAGTAACACCAACAGATGATTCAACAATTACTGTAGCTGGTACAATTTTTAACGCATAATTAAATAATAATTAAATAATAAGGTTATGGGGTTCCTTTTAAAAACCCCAAATAAAAACATTAGGGGATAGTGAACTTAAATGGCAACAGTAGATAAAAACTTTCGAGTTAAGAATGGATTACACGTAACAGGTAATGCCACGATTCAAGGCAACCAGATTACTCTGGGATCTACCCCAATCGCATTTGATACAGATACAAATAGACTAAAAATTTATATCAATGGAGCATGGTCTCCAATTGCTTTTTCTTCAGATATTGTTGATACTTCTGGAGCAATATCTTTTATGGATATTGGATTAGCAATCGATTATAATGGACAGCCTATTTATACAGTGCAGGCAAATGGAGTTAATACAACAGCAACAAAATTCGCAGATGGGGGAACACCATCAACATCTTTATGGGACATGACCTTTGATTCAGGTCTAGTCGCCTAAAAGAAAAAAATGATATAATAAGGAGTAATTATGGCAACAGTAAGAATTCAAATCAGAAGAGGAACCGCAGCTGAATGGGCATCAGTAGACCCAGTACTCGCAGGCGGTGAAATGGGTCTGGAGACAGACACAGGAAAATTTAAATTTGGCGATGGATCAACAGCTTGGACAGCTCTTGATTACGCATTAGCGGATCAAATTGATGACTATATTCCGCTATCAGAAAAAGGAAATCCAGGCGGAGTAGCTACACTTAATTCCGATGGACAGGTACCACTAGGTCAGCTTGGCTTATTAATAGATGGTGCTCCAGCTTTATTAAATACTTTAGACGAAATTGCAAATGCTCTAGGTGATGATGCAAACTTATCAGTTACATTAACCAATTCAATTGGCTCAGTCGCTTCAGATGTTTCAGACTTACAAGATTCAACATCAGCTGCATTCAATTCGATTCTTGTAACTGGAGTAACTTTACCAGCAGCGACAGCAATTGGAAATACAACTTCTGAAGAAATCACATATTTACATGGCGTAACTTCAGCAATCCAGACACAGATAGATGATGCTAATACAGCAATTGGTGCAGCAATTACTACAGCTGGATCATATACAGATGGAGCCATATCAACTGCAGTAACTGCTCATAATAATGATTCAACAAATGTTCATGGAATTTTAGATACAGCTGATTTAGTTGTAAGTGCACAAATGGCAACAGATATTTCAGCTGCCGTTTCAACACATAACGGATTAGGAATATCAGTTCACGGAATTTCTAATACAGCAAATCTTGTCTATATTGAAGACTTATCAGATCACGCAACTGAAACAGAGTCTGTACATGGAATTGCAGATACAGCTCAACTAGAAACACTTTCTGGTGCAACAGGTAAGGCCAACGCAGCACAGGCTGCAGCAGAGGCCACAGCAGCAGCTGACGCAACA